GCCATATGTTTGGGGCTTTAATATCTTGATGGATAACATTTCTATCATGTCACCAAACTCAATGATTACAGTTAATAATGTTACTTACTGGATGGGTGTTGATAAGTTTTACATGTATTCTGGCCGAGTAGAAACACTGCCATGTTCATTAAGACAGTACATATTTGATGACTTAAATAGAGACCAATCATTTCAAGTATTTGCTGGTGGCAATGAGGGCTTTAACGAGGTTTGGTGGTTCTATGTAAGCAACTCAAGCAATGCAACAGAAATAGATAAGTATGTTATCTACAATTATCTAGACCGCGTTTGGTATTACGGTTCTATGGCTCGTTCCGCTTGGCTTGACTCGGGCATCAGACCATTTCCGATGGCTGCAAACTATGAAAACCGTATTTTGTACCATGAGAATGGCTGTTGTGATGGAGCTGGACTAACTCCAGTACCTATTTACTCGTACATTCAATCATCTGACTTTGATATTGGCGATGGTCATAACTTTGGTTTTGTATGGCGTATCTTGCCTGACATAAACTTCAATGGCTCGACTGTTAATAATCCTTACGTTACCATGACTATTAGGCCCCGCCAGAACTCTGGTACACCTTATGGTGAAGCCAACAACCCAACTGTTACAAGCCAGGATAACTTTACATTAAGAGGTGCATACAATATCCAAGAGTTTACTGGACAGGTATACACTCGCATTAGAGGCAGGCAGATGAGCTTTAGGATTGATTCTGATGGACTTGGAGTAGCTTGGCAACTAGGCATGCCTCGTATTGATATTAGACCTGATGGACGTAGGTAATGGCATATAATACCCCATTAAAGTCGATAGCATTGCGCCCTTCAAAGGCACCGAACTTACTCATTGCTCCGGTTGCGTATAGCCAACAATACCAAGACCAACTAACCAATGCATTGCGTCTTTACTTTGCGCAGATAGATAACTTTACACAACCTTTTTCAGGTCCGAATGGGGGCGCGTTTATACAGTTCCCTTTTGTTGCTGCGTCTGATTCCACGATACAGTATGCAACAGCAGCTAATACCCCAACAATAATAAAATGGAATACATTAGACGAAGGAAACGGGTTTACGCTAAATGTAGATAACACTGCCACGGCACAATTACCCGGTATATATAAAATTACATACAGCCTTCAATTCGTTAATAATGACAATGCAATACATAACGCTACTGTATGGCTTCGTATAAATGGGAGTACCAGTGCAGCCGATGTGCCTCGCTCTACAACTATATTTACCTTACCTGCGCGTAAAAGTGCTTTGCTACCCGCATATACATGTGGTTATTCAGAAGTGGTATTTGAATTAAATGCAGGGGATTCAGTAGGGCTATGGTGGGGGGCTGACCAAGCAGCTACATCAGGCGGGGCGGTTGGACTTTATATAGAATCAAAAGTAGCACAAACAACACCTATGGCATACCCTGCAGTCCCATCGGCTATTGGGTCCATAACATTTGTATCAGCGCTGTATTAGTGATATTATTCGCTTAAATAAACAAGGAATTGCGATATGTTTAACAATAAATTTAGTAGACTTTTACCTCATCCCGGCTATAACGTAGGCGGTGGTATTGGCGAAGCCGCTCTTCTTGGTGCTGCATTCGGTGGAGCTAAGGGTTTAGTTACTGGTGAAAACATATTAGAAAGCGCATTGATAGGCGGCGCAACTGGTGCAGTTACTGGTGGTATTTTTGGTGGTGCCGGTGGCAGTGCCGCTAGTGAAGTACAAAACCAAGTGGCGGATACAGCTTTAAATACTACAGTTGAAGGGCTAACTAACACCGCCGCAGACCAAGTAGCAAACAGTTCGTTAAACATGATGAATCCTTACGCCGCTGAAATTGGTGGTGCTAACTTAACATCAGCTCTTCCTCAAGCAACGCAACTAACTAACCAAGGCATTACAGGTCTAGGCGGCATGCAAGCCATACCTCAAGCGGCTGAACAAGCAGTGCAAACAGCTAATGCAGGGTTAACAGGGTTAAATGCCCCAGTAGGTCAAGGCGGTTTGTCTGTTGGTAATACAGGTACTGTTGGTAATGCCGGTATTGCATCGTCAGGCGCACCTACCTCTACAATGGACTTCTTAAGCCAGCCCGGTGTGGATTTAAGAAACTATACTACTCCTGATACTATGTTGGGTAAAGGTTTAGACTGGTGGGCTGACCAAGGTACCGCAGGTCGTGCTATGTATGCTGGTTTAGGCGGAGCAGCAGTAGGTGCAATGGAGCCGATACCATTACCTGAAGAACCCGAAAAACAAAAAAGCAAGCTAGCTGGTTTTGACGCACAACGCTTTACCCCGTACATGCCAGAACAACCTGACCCATACTACCGTGCTCAATACGCTGCTCAAGGCGGTGTAATGAACTCTTACGCGCAAGGTGGTATCGCTGCTTTAGCAGGGGATAACGGCTACCCAATGGGTAGACAGGATAATACTCAGTTCGCAACTCCAAGCCAAATGCCGACAAGCAGTGCGGTAATTAACGCTGACTACGAAATGAAAACCGACCCATATAGCGGCACCCCAGTAGGCATGGCTGATGGCGGTCAAGTGTACTATGACTCTGAGAAAGGGCAGTACTATACCACAAAACAAGGCCTGTTCAATCCTGTGATGGGTTTTAATAGAGAACGGGAGTACATCGGGGCAAATCCAGCAGGTGCTGGTAGCATGGATAATTTTCAAGTATCGCAGGCAACACCTAATGTATACCAGCAAGAACAATATAACCCAGTTCAACTAGCGCAAGCTGCAGCTAATCCAGCGGTGCAACAACAAACTTTAGGTGGTACACAAAACTATTCTTTAGCGGACTCATTACCTTTACTACAAGCAACAAACCCAGGTATCGCCGCTCAGTTTTCTGCACCAGCTCCGGAAGAGAAAAAAGCACAGGGTGGTATCGCTGGTTTTAATTTAGGTGGCTACGCTGCTGGTGGTAACCCACGTTTATTGAAGGGTCCCGGTGATGGCATGTCTGATAACATCCCTGCTACCATTGGTGGTAGACAACCAGCCCGTCTTGCTGATGGTGAGTTTGTAGTGCCAGCCGATGTGGTATCCCATCTAGGTAACGGTTCGACCGATGCAGGTGCTAAACACTTATATGCGATGATGGACAAAGTTCGTAAGGCACGCACTGGCAGTAAGAAGCAAGGCAAACAGATTAAACCAGCGAAGTATATGCCTGCATGATAATTCAAACTGTTAATCCAACGCATATCCATCAGTTGTGGGGTAAAGTTGGACCGATGTTAGAAGCAGCGTGTAATGTGGCAGTAGGTGAGCTAGATTGCACGATTGACCAGTTGAAACTTCAGCTAGTTAGCGGAGCCCAAACACTATTGGTAGCGGTAGAAGACGGTGATATTAAAGGCGCGGCATCGTTATCGGTGGTATCATTGCCTAATCACAGAGTCGCCACATTAACTGCCACTGGGGGCAGAGGTATTACAAACCCAGACGTTATGAATCAAGTAGTTGCATGGGCCAAATCTCAAGGCGCTACGAAAATTAGAGCACATGCTTCGGGTGCACGCATTCGATTGTACCGACAACAACTTGGATTATTAGCTACTGAAACGGTAGTGGAGAAATTGATATGAGTATTTTAAAAGCCCTTAAATGGTTATTGATTGACCAGTTTACATTTAGTGTCAGTGGCGGCGGTGGTGGCGGTCAAACAACTTCCACAGTTAACCAATCAAATCTTCCTGAATACGTACAACCGTATGTTGAGTCAATGCTGGGTGCTGCTCAGAAACAAGTCTATACTATGGATGGCGATACAGTTACTGGGTTCCAAAAGTACACACCATACAGTTCTAACATGAATGACTATCAAGCTGGGTTCTCACCCATGCAACAACAAGCATTCCAAGGCGCAGCTAACTTACAAACCCCCGGTCAGATTGGTGCAGGGTCACAATTAGCAGGTGCATCAGGTTTAGGTTCATTAGGTATGGCTGGTCAACTATCTAATACTGGTAACCAATACAACCAAATGGCTACCAACCCATACGCTACTCAAGCGTTTATGAACCCGTATATCCAAGCATCCCTTACTCCACAGCTTGATGAGATGCGTCGTCAGTATGGTATAAACCAAACCAATCAGATGAGTAATGCAACTAAGCAAGGTGCATTTGGTGGTTCACGTGAAGCGTTAATGGCATCTGAAAACCAACGTAATATGAATACGGCAATGAACCAAACTATCGGTGCAGGCTACGATAAAGCATTCCAAGCGGCTCAACAAGCACAACAGTTTGGTGCTAACTTAGGTCTACAAGGTGGACAAGCCGCACTTCAAGGTTATGGTCAAGTAGGTCAAGCTGCGGGTACACTAGGTCAATTAGGCACACAGCAACTTGCCGCACAACAAGGTATCTTAGGTACACAAAATCAATTCGGTGGCCAACAACAAGCTCAAGAGCAAGCTAAGATTAACCAAGCAATCCAAAACTACGCAACAGAACAGCAGTTCCCAATGCTACAACTGGGCAATATCAGCAGCTTGTTACGTGGCTTACCAATGCAGTCAACAACTACACAAACATACCAAGCACAACCGGGTCTTGCTTCTCAGATTGGTGCGTTGGGTACAGGTGCAATTGGTCTATCTAAACTAGCAGGTGCTAAGGCAGGTGGTAGTACAAACGATATTAGTAAACGCGGTGGTACAGGCATTGATGAAATGCACTTACATGAATTGTTGAGCTATAAGGAATAAGTATGAATAACCCAATGAGCCAAATGGCGGACGCACAAAAGCTAACAATCACACAGCTACAACAAGCACTGCGTAATGGTACGATAGACCCACAAGTGGGTCAGATTGTTTTGGCTTCTAAAATCAAACAATCAAAAGACGCTAAGGCAGCCATGGCTGCTCAAATGCCTAAACAACCACCAGTCGCACAACAAAACATGGCGTATGGCCAAGGTATGGACGCACTGCCTACCAACTTACCTGCTCAAGGCATGGCTGAGGGTGGCATCATTTCGTTTGCTGGTAATACCGATGGGTCATATGTGAATCCTGACTTCAGTGCTCCCGGCCTATCACAAGCGGATGTTGATTATTCTAACGCAATGAATGCGTCATTCTTGGGCAATCCAACATTCCAACAAACAGCAGGTACTATCTTATCTCCAGGTATATCCAGTTTCAATTACCTTGCGGATAAAATAGGTGGCACCGCATGGGTACGTGACCCAAAAACAGGTAAGCTTGTTCGCAGAAGCGATTTGCCTAAACCTACCGCTGCTGATATACAAGCAGCGCGTTTAAGAGAACAACAAGCAGGTCTAGCTCAGCGTGAAGCGTATAACAAGAAACAACAGGAAGCTCGTATTCTTGCAAACCCTGCACAGTTAAATGGCCCTTATGCGCCTGACATGAACCCAGAAGCAATGGCAGCAAAACAAGCGCAGTTACTGCAAAGTAGAACCGCAGCTGGGGAAAAACCTGCAGATACCAAAGCAAATCTAACCTTAGATGATTATTTAGGTGGCGCTGGTGCGGGTAATGCTGGCGCTCGTAGAGCAGGTAATCAAGGCATTGCTGACGGATATAAAATTCAAGGTTATGACGACAGCGAATTTAAAAATATGTTAGCGGAAGAAATGAATCCTGCTACTAAGCAACCATACACCTACGCAGAAAAAGCTGCTGAACGTTTAGCTGAAATGAAGGCTTTAGGATATAACCCTGATATGCTTAAAGAACAAAAAGCCGAGCTTGAAAAACGTAAAGAGAAATCCGATAAACGCTCTAAACTAGATGAGGCTATGCCTTGGTTTGCTGCATCTGAAGCGTTTGCTCGTCAGCCTAAAGCCGGTGAAGCCCCTCAATCAACAATCGGTGCTATTACTGGTGCATTAGGTGCCTATGGTAAATCATCTATAGAGCTTGATGAGAAAGAAGAAACACGCAAAGATAAGATTCGTTCTGAAGGCAATGCATTAGCCATAGCAATGAACGCAGAAGCACAAGCTCAGTACTCAGGTAATAAAGCTGAATTGAAAGAAGCTCAAAACGCCATAAAAGGTATACGTACTAACATGGCTAACTTAAATATTAAAGGTGTTGACCAGCAAAATGAAGTAGCTAAAGAAATTTATAAAGCCAATGTTGAAATGGCTAAAACCCAAATGTCAGTTGATGCTTCTATGTACTCAGCTGATAGGGCACAAAATACAATCAACAATATTGCTAGTGCTATTCAAGCGGATGCGGCTAAAGCTGGTACACCAGTGACCAAATCAGAAGCAATTAAAAAAGCATACGAGATTAGCAATCCAGGGTTTGCGGCAATCGGCCAACGTGATGTTGATTCACAACGTGATGCACTAAATGCTCAGTTAAAATTAATATCACCGTTTGATAAGTCACCTGCGGCAGATGCAAGAAGAAAACAAATCACTGCTGCGCTAAACGCATTAACGATTGCAGGAAGTTCTGGAGCTCCAGTCGCAAATGCGATACCATATAGCCAATTGAACCCTGGTTAGGAATTAGCATGAACGTACAAATGCCTGACGGAACAATCGTAACTGATGTTCCTGAAAACATTACGCAGAAAGAATTACTAGCTAGGTACAATAAGTTTAACGCTCCAAAGATTGAAACTGCTGGTATTGGTGAAGCCTTTAAAGGCGGAGCTAAACGCATGCTTGGTTCTATTGAAACTGGTGTATCAGGTCTATTCGGTGCAGAAGAAGCAGCCAAGCAAGGGTTAGCACGACAAGAAGCTATTACAGAAAGACCCGGTGCTAGTTTAGAAAAAGTTAAGCAAGCCTACGAAAAAGGTTTATTCCCTGCGGTTAAAGAAGTAATAAGTCAGGTACCTGCCGCAATCTCAGAACAAGCTCCACAACTAGCTACTGCTATAGGCGGCGCACGGCTTGGTGCTATGGCAGGTTCACCCTTTGGTCCTTACGGTGCGTTAATCGGTGGTATCGGCGGTGCATTTGTTCCTTCCTTAGTACAACAAACCGGTTCAAACTTAGAACGTCAAGCACAAGAAGGTGCCCCTATATCAGGTAGCGGTGCATTAGCAGCTGCTGTTCCTCAAGCTGCATTGGATGTGTTCACTGACAGGTTATTATTCAGTAGGTTAATGGGTGTGCCTGCTAAGACACTAGGCCGTGCGGATGCCGATGCTGTTGTAGCTAAGTCAATTAAACGTACGCTTGCAGAAGGTACCGCCAAAGGTGTAGTAGCCGAAGTCCCTACCGAAGTTGCACAACAAATGCTTGAACGTTACCAAGCTGGTCTATCCTTAACCGATGAAGAAGCACGTAAAGAATATGCAGACACTGCATATCAAGTTGCCTTATTGGGTCCATTGGGTGCGGTTGGTAAGCTACAAGAACGTGGTGAAGCTAGGGGTGTAATCGCTCAAGACGTAGCCGCACAACAAGCAGCGGCACAACAAGCACAGCGCCAAGCTACTGGGGTAATGGAGCAACAACCACTACTTGCTCCACAGGAGATGCCTGTAGCTGAACCAACCACTACCCCACCAGCTTTTGGTTTTGATGATGAAGGTAAGTTTATTACTGGGCCAGCTCCTACTCCACCATCTTTTGGTTTTGACGAAGAAAGTAAGTTTACTAATGAGCCAGCTCCAGCAGTCTCTCCAGACCAAGGCGAGTTGTTTACACGTAAAGGTGCACCGTCACCTGCAGCTAAGGCATCGGTAGAAGCCGCTCGTTTACAAGGGTTACCAGCACAGATAGCAGAGCTAAATCAAACACCTGAAGGCCGTGCCCAACTAGCTGGCAATATGAAAATGTACTTCCCTGACTTAACTGTACAGGAACGCAATAAGCTACGCCCACAAATTCAAGCTGGTACCTATGGTGCAGAACCTGTAGCTCCAGTAGAAGGTAAACTAACCCCTGACGTATTAAGAACGTTTGGTATCACCCCACGCAATAAACAATATACAGCGTTGGCCAACGGCAACCTAGCTGACCCAACCACCTATAACTTACTTACCACAGCAGCATCAACTAGTACTGACTTTGGGGTTAAAGCTAACCGCATCTTGGAAGCGTTCCCGCAATATAAACCTAGCGAAGAAGCGGCCACACCAACACAACCTAAAGCCACAGAGGTGCTAAATGAGCCAGAAGCGCAAGCAGAACCTGTACAACCAGACTTCTTTGGTGTTCCAGCGGTCGGAGCTACTCCTATCGAGTCAGGAACTGAGCAAGGCATGGGACAGCCTGTACAACAACAAGGCGCCGCGCCTGCACAAGCTGAAAAACCTGTCGGAGGAGGAGTGGTTGTACCTAGCAGAGCTCCTGACGGAAACATTGGACAACCTGCAGCAAGCACAAATGTCCAACCAAGTGCACTAGCACCTGTACCAAAAGGCGAAGCAAGAAAAGCCGCGGCCGCCCTTAAGAAAGAACCTGTTGCGACTACATGGAATTATTTTAGTGATACGCCATTTGCTAAACTATCTAAAGTTGCTAAAGATAAAATAAAAGATGCTCATGCACAAGGGTACTTAACCCAAGAACTTGCGGATGATATTGAACGTATTGAATCCAATAATATAGCTAACGCAAATGTAGCTAATAAGATAGCTACAGGCAGTCCAGAAATGGCGGCACAAGTGCTGTCTAACAACATAGAAGAAGCCATTGCCACACAGCAAGATTTAGAAGCTGACCCAACCGCTACACAAGCTAAAAAAGATGCCGCAGTTAAAAAAGTAGCCAAGTTACAAAAACAACTTGCTAAATTAACAGCTGAAGAACCAACAGAAACAATCAGTAAAAGTGTAGGCGAAGCAATACCTACTACTGAAGCCAAGCAAGTTGAAAAAGCGCTTACAGGTAAGACACAAGTGGAAGCGGCTAAGTGGCTGGCTGAAAACGCTCCTGACAAGTCAATGAAACTAATTGCAGAAAAAGTAGCAGTTCAGTTACAAAAATTAAAAGATGCTGGTGTAAACCAAAAACTTTCTATCGTGCGTATTGGTGATATGGTTCCTAGTGAGCTGCACCCTGCTGGCGTACTAGGTATTTCGCATTACAGCTATGAAACTAAAAATCCATTTGTTCACGTGTACCTTAAAGGTACTGATTTTAAAGATGTCGGTACAACATACAAGACCGCACTGCATGAACTAATCCATGCCGCTACCCAAGCAGTCATTACATTTGGTAATACGAGGGGGGCAGCAGGTACTAAATTTAGTGAAGATGTTCTTAAATTAAATGCGGTTCGCAACGCGGTGATTAATCATTTTAATAGTCGTGTAGCAGAAGCAAAAGCAGGTGGTGAACAGCTTACTCAGTTTGAGCAAGATGCGTTAGCTAATAAAAATAATGCATTAAACAACTTGCATGAAATGGTGACATGGGCTTTAACTGATAGTGATATGCAGGCTTACTTAGAGTCAATCCCATACAAAGCTAATCAATCATTATGGTCTGAATTTGTTACTACTATCCGCAATATGCTAGGGCTCCCTGCCAGTGCTAACACAGCCCTGTCAGAAGTGTTAAGCGCATCTGAAGGATTATTAAATGCTGACATATCAGCAGTGAAACAAACAGCAGGAAACGCAGGGTATGCATTGCAATTAGACGCTAGAGCGCAAGCTCAGGCACAACAAGCGATTGCAAGCATGTCAGGTATGTATGCGCAATCTAACCCACAGCCTGTACAGACTGGCGCACAAGTAGCCGCTAACATCGGTAACTTAGTCAGGACTAACCCAGGCGGTGCGATTGAAATGATGGAGCGTAAGATTAACGCATTCCGTAATAAGGTCGTATGGCGTGGTGCTACACTTGCAGATGATATCCAGCGTGCTAATGACAACGCGTTCAGAGATGCTTACGGTAACGTTCGTGCCGACATCCTAATGAGTCAAGCTGAAAACACACAGAACATTACTGAGTCCGTATTTACTTTTGGTGGTATTGAAATTACGCCTGATGGTTCAGTACGTGCCAAGGTTGCCAACCATAGTATTGATGGGGTATTCCGTCACGCTAAAACTTTAGCTGACCGTATTGGTGCTGACACAGCCCGTGAATTAATTACTAAAACATTCTACGCATGGCGTGCGCAAGCACTATTAACTTTACCTAAGAATGAATGGCCTATCAACTGGCAACAGAACCCAAGCCTTATCCCTACCCAAGCACAAATAGACGCTGGTATGGCTGCTTTTAATCAGTTCCCCGAACTCCAAGCAATGAAGACTGAGTTCATTGGCGCTAAAAACGAAGCCGTTAAGTTCTTACGTCAAGCTGACTTCCTAACCGAGGAGAAAGCAAAAGCTTTCCTAGCCGATGACTCCTATGCCCCATGGTTCCGATTGAAAGAGTACGATGATTCGTTGCCCGGCCTAGGTAACATGGGTCGTATGGTTGACTTGAAACAGATGCAAGCACTTAAAGGCGGTAGCGAAGAAGTTAACGACATGCTTGAGAACATGGCACAGGTTGTTTCATGGTTCGTGCGTTCAGGTGTTTCTAACCATACAGCTAACCAAGCATTGAAAACAATGCAGGATATGGGCACTGCTACACCACAACGTAGCCGCCCTACTGGTACCAACCCCGACAACATTGTTATGACCTACGTCGATGGTAAACGCATGTTCTGGACGGTATCAGACCCATTACAACTACAAGCATTCCAATCAGTTAAAGCAATCAACAGCCCTGTAATTAAAGCGATGAGCAAAGGGTTGGGTACACTGCGTGCTGGTATTGTATTGTTCCCTGCATTCCCTATTCGCCAAGTGGTAATGGATTCATACCGTGCCTACGCACAATCAGGTGTTGACCATCCAGCTCGCATGGTTGGTAAAGTATTCAAGTCATTCCTATCAGGTGAAGCATACAAAGCCATGAGCGATGACATCCTTGAGATGAAAAAGTACGGTGTTGTAGGTTCTGCTGACTTTAACTTAAGTGACTCCACACGTGGTAGGGCAGAAGCATTTGGCCTCCAAGGTCCTGAAAAAGGTATCACTGCAACATGGCTACGTAGCCCTGTGTATAAAGCGCTCCATAACTTCGCATACAGTGCTGACTTAGCAGTGCGTTTAGGTGTATACCGTCAGACCATGGAAGAAACAGGCGACAAAGAGTTAGCTATTGCTCGTGCTCGTGAGATTATCAACTTCCAAAAATCAGGCAACAGTGAACTGATGCTTACTCTCAAGCAGTTAATTCCGTTTATGGGTGCGTACGCACAGGGTACCGACGTTAACTATCGCAGTATGATTGGTCGTGGTAACTCAATGAAGTCTCGTAAGGCAGCTGCCGCGGCTTTCTGGGGGAACATGACAACGCTTGCCGCATTGACTGTAGCTTATACAATGGCTATGTCAGGTGAGGATGAGTACGAAGAACAAAAAGGTTTCATTACTGACCGTAACTTTATTATCCCTGGTATAGGTTTGTTACCAGTACCACCCGATATTGGCTTCATGTCCAAAGTAATTCCTGAACGCATTACGGACTACATACTGCAAGAAGGCACTGACAACCCTGAATCTGTATCACGTTTAGCTGAAGGTATTAGGGGTGCGGCAGGTGCTGCCTATCTACCCCCAGCGGCAGTGTATGGTATTACTCCTGCTATTGAGTTAGGTCTTAATAGGAGTTTCTTCACGGACATACCTATTGTCGGCCAGTACATGCAAGGGCTAGAACCATTCCAACAATACACATCAAGCACAAGTGAACTTGCTAAGACTGCGGGTGGTATAGCTAACATATCCCCAATGCAGATTGATTACCTACTTAAAGCGCTCGGTGGTACAGTAGGGGGTGCATTGATACAAATGTTTGATGTGTTTGCATCTGACGGTAAGATTGCCCGTGAAAAGAACATTATCCTTGGTACATTCCAGAAAAAAGAAGTGGGTGGTCGATACACAGAAGAGTTCTACGAGACCCGCGAACTGATTGACAGAACCTACAATACCGCTAAAGCATTATATGAATTAGGCGACCAAGCTAAGTTAGATGAATACATAAACCGACCTGAAATTCAACAACGCCTGAGCGCACGTCAGATGGTAGGACAGATGGACACAATGCTACAAGACGCTCGTAAAGCTCGCGCTGCTATTGAAAACGACCCTGCATTAACCCCTGATGAAAAGCGTCAGCAAGTAAATGAGATACTAGCTTACGTAGAGCAAGCCCTAAAAGAAGCCGGCATACGCAAGATGCGTAGCGAGATAGAATAAAAAAGAACCCCAGCCGAAGCTGGGGTAAGGGGTCATACCGGAGAATGACAGAATGCAACAACTGTCGAGTGATAATATACATCAGAATTCAACACTTATCAACACTTACCAACACTTATTTGGACAACTTTGGCCTTTATTGGACTCTCCAAACCATCACACCCATGTAGCCGTCTTCAACCGTATTACGCATTTCAACTGCAAATTCCAGCTCTCTCGCAATCCGTCTTATCATTGAACGTAGCTCCACGGGCTTTAGTGTAGGGATGAAAACGCTATCTTTTACAACCATGTATTCGATAGGCACTTCCATCTCAACCCCATCAGGCAGTAGCAGTATCATTCACTTCCGCTTCCATGTCGTGCCACATACCCATGTCAATGTTCACCGTGTTGGTGTCGAACTCAACGCTTCGGGTATTACCTGCTACCACACCGGAGCCTGCTGACAGACGTTTAGGACCGAGGGTTGCATTGGCTAATGACACCAAGCTGTTGAATGAGAACTGCCTTTGTACGCAATAGTCACGCAACTGCTTAGCCGCAATAAATAACTTGCCAGTATCCGGCTCATATCGCGCTACGATTTTGTTGATGCTTCTGTTGCGGGGCATTGCTTGCAGTCCGTTAGAATCGGGTAAGCCGTCCACCACCAAGATGTAGCTGTGGTTTTCTACTAGGAAGTCTGATATCAATGCATCGAAGTGGGTAACACTTTGCTCTACGTCACCACGCATGCGGGTGACATGCTTGACCATGGCTTCAATGTTTGAGTCGATATCAAAGGCATGTATGTTTAGTTGTTTAGCCACCAATGCGATTGTGTAGGCACACGCAATGCTTATAGACCAGTTACGTTCTTTGCTGGTGAACTTAAACTTCACGTCCATCTTACGTTGCACGCGCTCAACCATGTCTTTTAGCTTGTCTTCGTTTTCTACCAGCCATGACGCTAAGAAGTGCCCAGCTATACCGAAGTTAGTTTGAATCAAAGGGAATACAACGTCCGCTATCGCTTTTGGAATTACCGGTGTACCACGCATATCAAACTCAAACAGACGCATGTTCTCACCCTCAGCAGATGCCTTTAATGAACCTAACTTATCACGTAAGGCGGCATTGGCTGTAGCAAATGAGTTCATGTTCCATGTGGTGTTGTTTGCTCTTTCCACACCCGTAATAGTACTGCGGTTCTTACCACGACCCATAGTAGACATATACACAAGCTCACTACACACTTCAGGGGTCTTGTTGGTGAACTCGTCTAAGAACAACGACATGCTGTTAAACACACCCATACGGTTTACTGTGGCATTGATTGTATCGTGCGGCATTGAAAGCATTTCGCGTGGGTGACCCCATACGCTGTTACATACCATACCAAGGGTTGTTTTACCGATACCTGACTCATCACTGATAAGTGTGGTTAACATGCCGGGTTGGTTCATTGCTTTTAGTAAGGGTGAGCTTAGCGCCAAGAAGAACACAAACTGGTGCACGTCAAACCCCGGTGCATTGTATATGTCAATGACCTTACGCCACTCTGACATCTCGCCTTCCATACGGAACATTGATTGGTAATTGGTTGTTGCGTTTGATGGTGGGCAGTTGCGGATACCGTTCTTGGAGTACTCACGTGCCCCTAGGATAAACGACTTGTCTTCTTGCCAACCCATTTGGGTTCTTGCTTGTTCTTCACGTTGCATTCTTGAAATCTCCTTAGTTAATGCTATTAAATAAAGGCTTATCTCTGCTACCGTTTTGTCGGTTGCAGCTACGCCCTGACCACAAATAATCTCCCTCAGCTTGTCTCTCGAACCTACTGATTTTAGTGGAATATTAAAGACGCGTACTCCGTCTAATGGCGTGTGTAGTCGACACGCTAATACTTGTTGTTCATCGGGGTCCCACAGCCGTGCATAAGCATACAAGTCGTTCTCGTATATCAGTATGTCTTCTGTAGTACCATCTTCTAATTTAGTTTGTTTGTACAGCCCACCATTCTGCCCACGTAGGTATGGCTTGGGTGGAACTGGAATAGTTACCTTGTCTTTGTTTTTGTAGAACAATGCTAGTGCCGCATCAATCTTTGCAGTGTCCACAGGTGCCGCGTCTTCCAACGCTGTTTCCATTTCGGCTTCAATCGTTTCCGTTTTGACTACGACAGGTAAGGGGGCAGGTGCAGTTGATACAGTTATAGGAGCTGTAGTCGCTACCACTTCGTTGCCTAGTTGGATAGGGCTGGTTACCTTGTTGAAGTGTGGGCATGACTGGCATACGTTACCGCGTAGTGAATCAAAGGTTGCACAAGTGTATGGGCCTTTCGTTTGTTCAGCCTTAGCCACCGTAGCATCGAAGTCGTAGTCGGGATGCTGGTTAGATACTAGATGAATGGATGTACTACCATCGCTACAATGCTGGGCTACGGATAGCACGGCTCTCCAAAACGGTTCATCAATGGTCGTTTGTTCAGTAACCCCATGCAGTAGTTGTTCGCACCCAGTACCTGCACAGCTACGTTGCATGATTTTCTTAAAGGACGAAGTCGTGTTGCCAATCAACGCCTTTGTGACAGCGCTCATTTCTTTCTTTGTAGGCGTGCCAGCAATCTTTAAGCTAGGCTTTATATTTAGTGTCGCTAGACCCAGTTCTATCAACCCTTTGAACGCATCGACCATAACGGGATTGCCGTTCTTCATTACTTGGACTACTGATGGTGGGTCGAAGCGGTAGTTGTATGTTTCGGGTATACGCAAAATCCTAGCGCTGTCCGCTGTACATGCTGGGTCGATACGCAAGCCGTCATGCAAGCACAATGCTTTTAGTTTGTCGGCTATGGGTTGCCATTCGTCTTTGGTTATCTCGGTGTCTAAAATCCAATAGACATGCCAGCCATTCCCTGAATCGACTATGGTGGGACGAGGGAACGAGTGACGAGAACAGAACTGTGAGATGGCAAGGATACCATCGTCTTTGTTGGCGTAGTCTTTAAGTGGGTCTTTGTTCTTGCAATCGACGTCAAGCCAAAAAGCTTTTAGTCGTAAGACGTTATCCTGTGTACGTGTGCTTGCATCTTTGAACGATGCCATAGCATAGTATGCGTTTTTACCTTGCGCTGACGCGTCAATACCAGCGGCCACGAGTACGTCTACGTTATCGTAGAATGTTTGTACAATCGCTTTACCTTGGATGGTAGTGAGGCAGTAGGTCCCAATAGAAGGCACCACGCTATTAATAAGCGTTTTCATAGCATGCCTTTATTAAAATAGTTCTAGTTGGACTGGTTGGTTAGGGTCTTGTCGTGAATATAATTCAGCGTTTAATCGGGCAAGATAGGTTTTGTATTCCTCTATAACAAGCGTTATGTTTGCTATGGATTCGATAAGGTCTTCTTTTTTATAGTCTTTGAGTTCAGTTTGCATTTTGATTCTCCGTGTAGCGTAAAAAATACACCCACCCCTAGGGGCAGGTGTATCAATTATAGAGTTAGTCACCCCAAGCGTCTAGTACATTTGCAATTTTTGCAGAGCGTGCGTCTGCATCAACTGGTGTAGCTTTGACTGGTTCAGGGATTGCTTCCTCTTCGTCAGCTGTTGGTGCTACCGGCTGAAAGCCTGCCGCCTTTGGCTTTTCTACTGGGGCTGGTGCCGCAATAGCTGGTGCTGGGGCTGGTGCAGGTGCTGCTTTTGATGCCGCGTCTGTTTGGTACGCATTCAAACCGATTGCTTGTTCAGCTTCAGGAGTATCTGATTGACGGTCTACGATATCTTGTTCATTCTCTTCCAAGAAACGCACTGGTGAGAACACCAATTTAGGAGTAGAGGAATCAGTATCGAATTCCATTTTTGTTATCACTGAATCAACACCCACACGGTTACCGTGCAACATACGTGCATAGGCTTCTAATGGTAGTTGTTGTGTGCCTTGACCGCGACCAAAGATAGATGTAGCAGGTAAGATAACTTGGTACACATCACCTGACATATCACCCTCAAGCACTACAGCTAGACGACGTTGGTAACGACACGCACGTGAATCATTGTTGCCTGAACCCGCGATGTTTTGTGGGCATGTAGCGCATGATGCCGCTTGTGGCGATTTAGTACCTGGGTTAGGTCGCACACCGTCTGTTGATGAACATGTAGGGGCTGACGCTTGACCACGGACATACGGTACTGATGGGTCGTAGAATATACGACTGTTCGCTGGTGCAGTGCTAACGATAGCTACATTCATTGAACGGTCTGTGTTCTTAGCAATCTCTTTACCGCCAACCATCATGCGGAATACACCGCCTTCGATTGAGATACGTTTGGAAGTAGTACCTGTACCAGCCAGCGCTAAGGTTGCTTTACTTAACTCACGGTTAGCAATGTGGGCGGGTACTGCATTACCACTGAATAATGTTAAATCTGTTGCCATTTCATTCTCCTTTATTGACTAAGTTTAGATTCGATGTAGGCATCTAAATCTGTCTTGCGGTACAACACACGAGCACCTAACTTAACATAGGCTGGGCCACTGTTATCTTTTCGCATACGGGCTAATGTAGCCGTACTTAATTGGATGTACTTAGATGCCTGCTCAATATTTAACAACGGCGTTTCTTGAACGTCACTCATTTATAGCTCCTTCTTTGTTGATGGTTTACGGATTGTAATCCCATACTCTCGGTCGATGTTCAGACTAGGTGGGAAATCATTTGGGTGCGCGGCAATCCAATCGCGCATGTTTGATTCATGGATACGTTGTTGAAGTAACCCGACCGCACCGTGCTCAATAATGTATTGATGCAATGCCGCCCAGTCATTCGACCAGTATCTATCTTTAACACCTTTTGTAACGGTGCCGCTATCCGTACGCACTGATTCTAGTTTTTGTTCCTTCATCATCTCTAAAATCGTATCACGTACTTCTTGCCGTTGCTCTTCTATTGCGTCTATCTTGGCTTGGAATTCAGCCATCGCAACTTCCATCTTACGGTGGATAGCAACTAATTGGTCAATCGTAACTGACATATCATTCTCCTTATATAAACAGCAGTAACTATTGTACAGACATCATACAGAGTCGTCAACTGTTTTATTCGGTCTTGTCAGTTAATATGTTGTTATATAAATCAATCAGTTGGTTGTGGGAATCAACCTTGCCGTTCAGCATGGTGTACATATGGCTTTCCGCAGGGCTACCTTGAATCATTATTACAGTAACCTTATGGTCTTGCCCTTTACGATGTGCACGTGCATTAGCCTGTAGGTAGGTCTCAACGCTTGACGTCGGTCCAAACCATACGACCGTATTCGCCGCAGTTAAAGTAATGCCATGTGCCGCCGCCTGTGGTTGGATAATCAGTACACGTGGGTCAGGCAGTTCTTGGAAGTTCTGTATGTGCGTAGCGCGTTTGTTTGCCGATACTGCTCCGTTAATTACCGCATTGGTTATTTTCTTTTTAGTTAGGTACTGCTCAATCACTTCAATCGTATGGGTAAACGGTGCGAACACAATGACCTTCTTAAGGCTCTCGTCAATCACAGCTTCCAGTTCTGCCAATCGATTGCTGATGTCAAAGTAAAGCGGAGCGCCATCGTCTGAGTACACTGCACCGCATGAAATCTGTAGTAACTTGTTTAGCTTAGCCGCCGCATTGACAGCACTGACTGATTCACCCGCCGCTTCAATAAGTAACTGCTTCCTCAAAACATCGTAGTACTTAGATTGTTGCGGGGTCATCGGCACCTCACGGGTTTCGTATGTGATGTCGGGTAGGTCTAAGCATTCTTCTTTGGTAAATCGGATAGCTGGTTGCAGTGCCTTGAATACGATGTCCTTAGCGCGTGGGCGTGGTATCCATTTGAACGTACTAATCTTCTGCATGACTAGGTCTTTCCATCCGCTCATGAAGGCTGGCACGTTGTGTGGGCTGACTAACTTAGCCAAGCCGTAGGCATCTTCAGGGGATTGTGCCGCAGGTGTACCGGTCATTAGTATTAGGCGGGTTTCGGGTCTGACCAGTTGTTTAAACGCTTTCCATCTACGGGTCTGTGTGGACTTCAACGCATTCGCTTCGTCGACAACGATGCAATCAAAGTTAGCATCTTTTAATTCTTGTAGTACGATTTCAATCCCGTCAAAGTTTAGTATTACAAACTCATAGTTGCCTTCAATGATTGAACGACGTGACTTGGGGGTACCGTGGGCAATGCCTACTGAACGATGGGGTAGTACAGAAAACAAATCACGTTGCCATGCAGCTTTCATAATAGACAATGGGCAGACGACTAACACCCTTTTGACCTTACCTTTGGCCATCAAGTAGTCTACTGCCCATGCCGCGCTTGCTGTCTTACCAACACCTTGCTCGTTGAAAACAAAGCACTTATGATTGTTAACTATAAAACCAGCGGTCTCTTTTTGGTGAGCCATTGGTTTGAACTTGCCTGCCCATCTGTATTCTTTATCAATAACGGACGGTACTTTTTTTAACCCTAGTTTAGTTAGGGCACAGGCATTATCAAAATCCCACTTAACCATTAGTTCGTATATACCTTCGGACACTTCGCCTAGGTTCACGCTATTTGGCATTACATCAGTAAAACGTTTGGGGTTCCTTACAGTTACAAGAAGCGCCTTGTTGTCTACTATCTCCATTACTTCCCTTTCTTTTCTCCTTTTTTATGGAGATTTTTCTTTTCGTTTGCATTAACTGAAGTTAGCTTCAGGTTACTTCGTGTGGATGTACCACCACTTTCAAGTGGTTTTACGTGGTCTATCTGTTTACCTTTACGGTCGATTCCAAGTTTATCATACATTCGTCTTGCTTTGGCACGTTCGGTGTTCTTTTTATTTTCACCTGTGCGCTTTTGGTATTCCCATTCGCGTTTCCATTCCGGGTCACCTTTGGGTAGGTTTGCTTTTCTAGGCATATTTTGATTTCCTTATTCGTCTATCTTTAGTGTTATGAGGGCATGTTGTTACTTCACACCATCCACATAGCCCAGTCGGATTTTCATGGTACATGTTCATAGCGGCGGCTTGTTCCATTGTTTCTACTTTAGCCAGCCACTGTTTCCATTTAGGCTTCGCGTCTTTTTTGTGGTATTCAGCAGTCACTACTTTATCATGAACGATGAATAATAGGGCGGCTTTTACGTGCTCCACTTCGGGGAAGTATCTGAATATCATCAGTGCCATAAGCTCCAGCTGGTCAGTGTCGGGGTACTTCGCACTGCCTGTTTTATAGTCACCGATGTACGCACGTTTCTTCTCTTTGTCTACCACCACGATGTCAGCGATACCACGTATGAAAACATCCTCACCTAAGAACTCACACGGATTAAGGTTATCGTCCAACGCCATTTCAAACTCAGTTAGCTTCTCACCTTCCAAAGCTAGGATTGAATCGGCAATGGGTTGGAACCTAGTATGCGGACCTAACGGCTTGTTCTCGCCAATATAATCTTCAAGCGCCTTATGCACATCCTTGCCGTACATGATGGCTTCCGTTTCCGGAAACGGCCAGTTCTTTAGTATCCGTGTTTCATAATACTGACGCTGGCAGTTCTTGAATGCTTTTATTGCCGAGTAACTATATGCCATAGACTTCCTTATTTAGCGCTTCCGTACCGTTTACCCGAACCGACTTCACAATCCAGTGGTAGGTCAGGAGCCCACGCTGGCGGGGTTCTCATCATTTTAGTGATATATGCCTTTGCTTCTTCCACTTCACCGTCGGGTACCACACATATTACCTCATCGTGTACCAACCCCGCAACCTGATACCGCTTGTTAATGTTGATGGTATGCTCAGCCATTATGTCCCGTGCTAGGCTTTGGGTAACGCGCTGAAACACCTTCGAGCCATAGACCTTGTCCTTCATCGTTGCACGACCACGACGTACGTCGTAGTGCCACTCGTTCCCTTTAGCGCCGAAGCTCTCAGTCAAGTTAGGATAGGGTAGCGTCAAGCCATTGGGTTTAACAATCCCAGCAGACCCAAGCACAGGCAAGAAGCCATACACAGTATGCGACTCGTTGTTCTTAATCCAATCCAGTACATGCCCACCTTCGCGCCACGCATCAGCGACGTTAGTGTTCTTCTCACGGTACAAAGACTTCAAGCGTTCTGCTTCTATCTCTGATACGGTGGTCTTGCCCTTACTTTGTATACGGATAGTTTCACGTAGCTTCAATGCACCTGTACCGTAGATTAGTGATAGGCAACATACTTTTGCAATGAACCGCTCGTTGCTGTCCTTCCCAATCTTTTTGTAGTCTAAGTTAAACGCTTCCGATGCAAACACACGGTACAAGTCCATGCCCTCTTTAATCTGCTCTACTGCATCGTGCTGACCTGCCAACCACATACCCAAACGTAGCTCAATGTTACTTAAGTCGGCTACTACTAACTGATACCCATCGGGCGCCATAATAGCTTTACGTAAGGTTGAACCACGGGGTAAGTTCTGTGGGTTGGTGTCATAGCCCGACCAGCGGTGTGTAATCATCGCACCCGAATACTTCAACGAGAATGGGTAGGTACCACGCCCAGCAATGTCGGCATACGATTCAGTTCTTGTCTCACCAATGGTCGACTTGTTAGCCAAGCGCGTTGCTACTAATGTAGCAATCAAAGGGTCTTCGCTGTCCATAAGGTCTGTGAACTCCTCGTCGGTCTTAGCAAATGCCCATGCTTCTTTACCTGTCTTGTCGCTCACCTTGGTAGGCGGCTCAACACCACGCGACTTAAGTAACTCTGCGAACTTGTCGTTGCTCATCAGTTGCTTCTTAAGGTCGTCTTCATTCTTAACCCCAAGCAAGTGCATCAGTGTCACCAATGAACCGCGTTTGTCCGCACGTATCTGCATCAAGTCTTCCACCAATAGTCTTTCGTCCAGCTCTAGGGTAGGCTCGGCAAACATACGGATAGTCAAGTCAACCACACGTAGCTCGCCCTTGGGGAAGTTAGGTAGCATTTTGTTAAAGATGTTATAGCACAGCTCCACGTCGTGCGAGCAGTAGGTGCCGTAGTCCTCAAGCTCTAGAGGTGAGAAGTCTTTGCGGTGGTAGCCGATGTACTGCTTGACCTGTTCACCCTTGTCCACCTCGTTGTATAGCTTGGCTAGGTTAGCTAGGCTGACCGACTGTTCTAACCCGTGCATAGCCATAGCCATACTCATGGTATCCAAGTAGCCTGCGGGTTTAATTCCGAATCGCCAGTTGAGGATAGCCGCATCGAAGGCAGTGTTCTGTGCAAGCAGTAAGTGGTCACCCCAAGGCAATGAATCCAAGTGCGCCTTAAGTTCTTTGTATGTACCCGTCACCCATACAATCGGGCCATCGTCTACCTTGGTGGATACACCAATCACTTCAAACTGTTTACCGCGTATGTATTCTTCTGTTGTAATCTTGGACAACGAAAAGTCTTTGTCGTAGTAGGTTTCAAAATCCAGCGTTATGTATTTCATTATGTTGTTCCGTTCTTTAAGCTAGCCATTTGTTTTATCAATAATAGTTCAGCTTCTGTTAAGCTTGTTTTACCTAAAGATAGGAATGCGGCCGCTTGTGCATATCGCCCACTACCGACTAGGGAATGGCTTGTATCGCTTGGTACGATGTAGCTTTCACTTCGTTTACCCGTAATCACTACCTCATGGAATTGCTCATCCCAAAAGTTTAGTAGTTCTTGTTGACGAATAACACGGAACTCCGCTTTTAGGTGCTCTGCTTGTGGGTGTGACAACAGGTCTGGTTCGTTTAATAGTGCTTTCTGTAGGTGGTCCCAATGGTGATGGTGTTCGGGCTTCTCGCGACGCATTTGAATAAGCGCGTCGATACGTTGTTGCATGTCCATATCATTCTCCTAGATAATCCAAAATATGTTTTCACCGATTCGCACCCCAAGCTCCTCGGTAATTGATTGGTCGTTCTTACTTGTCCACATTAGTTGCTTTACTTTGTTACGTAGGTCAGCAGGCATTGCTTCTACGCTTGTATAATATGTGGTCTTATTCTTATCGCCTAAGTCGTTAGTGCCTTCGACTTTGTACTTGTGGTCGTCTATCTTGTACACCACTTGACTAAACATCTACCTTCTCCTTCTTAATTCCCAGTCCTCTTGACAGTCTTTGTTGCACCAGCGTTTGCTAATGTCCAATGGCTCATAGCAGTTTAAACATTCACCTGTAGCCTCTGCTTCTAACATGGGTTTCTTAGTATACTTGCGACGGATGACTTCGTCCAGCTCTGATTGCGCCTGCGCTAAATCTGCATCATCACTCATTGTAGTGTAGCCCCTCATTACCGTTCTGCCCTATGGTGTCGAGCCTTGATTCATCCCAGTTGAGGGGGCAGCCGGTCCATGCGCACTCTTTTGTTCCGCTGAGTGACTTTCCACAGATGTCGCAGAGCGGGGCAGGTTCCACAGGTTCACAGGTGGTAGTTTCAACATCAGCCACTTTATTTTTTCTAAAGATTGCATCGAAGTTATCCTCTCCCTGCTTGCTTAGCATACCTTTTGTTTGTATCTTATCGCCTGTTACGTCGTTACGACTTGCCATATATTGCCCTTATAAAAATTCCATGCGAAAGTATATAGCTAATCAATGATTGCATCTAGTACCGTCCTAACTACTTGAATGTTGTCTTCGTTTATAACCATAGACCGACCACCAGCCGCTTCAATCTTTTCTAACTCACGGTCTTGCAGTGCGGTCGTTGTGTTCTTACCAGCCTTACACTCAATGCCTATGAAGTGTCCTTTGAAGCACGCGACGATGTCGGGTACCCCACTGCGGCCGAAGCCGCCCGTGGCAGGGTAAAAATAATACACGTTGTAAGCGTCCAGTATCTTAGCTACTTCGCGCTTAACTTTCTTTTCAGGTGTTGCCGCCATACTAAATCGCCACCTCATCACCATGCAAGTCAAGCTCATCGATGTCTATCTCTGATTCATTACCGCTAGGTAGCTTACCTATAATGGTGGTTGGGAAATGCCCTGTCTTAAGTACTTCAACAACACATTCGCCTTTCTTCCACCATACCCACTTAGGCATCGTACGTTTACTTTTCATATTAGTGTCCTTTAGGTTGTCTGAATCCGTTTGGTACTTGCCCTGCGGTAAGGTCTTGCATCACTAGCAACAGCTTCTCAAGTACCTTCTCGTGGTCGTCAAGCCTAGCTTGCATGTTTACCAGCCCTACGTGCATAGCCTTTAATGCTTCTTCTACTTGTTGTTCAGTCATAGTTATTGCTCCTTAAGGCATTTGATAGTTTGTATTTGATTAAACTTATTACACTTCTGCTTTCTAGTTGACGTTCTAACTCCCGTATCCTTGCTATTAGCTCGGTGTTGTGTATAGATAATAAATTCCACGCCTTTTGAATTGCGGGGTCATACTTTTTTATTTGTCGTACGGTGTCTTCTTCTAGCATAGTTGTTGCCCCTTATAGTTTCTGTAGTCGTTCAAGTTCAGCTTTCGCATAGAACAGTATCTTTTTAATGCCGCGTATCTCATCGCTATGCGATGCTTGTCCGTACCGGTAGCACTCACGGAATATCTCACCAATCTGTGCGTTCATGTTCTTTGCACTAATCAAGTCTTGCAACTCGGTTGCGCCCTCGGGTAGTTCATAATACGATGCAGTAGACCCATCACTGCGTTCTTTTCTTGCCCTAATATGCTCTAAAGCTACATCAAACGCTTCGTCGCTCATTCCGTCGCTCATTCCATTCTCCTAATAAAAACATACATAACATACCCAACCCAAAGGCTTGCCAATAACACTGGATGTATTCAATCACTAAGTTTACCATTGGCTCTGTCCCTCGCATCTCGTTCGGATTCTAATTGAAAGCGCAGGTAAACATTCTCCACTAGCTGACCTAAATTATTGTTCGTCGTGTTGGGTAAACTTAATACTATCCTACGTACTGATTCCCCAAAGCTCTCACAGTTTTTTGTATCCAGCTTATCCATCACCAGCTCCCAAATGAATTGATGCTACTCTGCATACTGCCATACCCTGTGTATGCCTTGTTCTTCCGCTCCGTTTTATGCTGTGGTACATGCTCACGGTCTAGCAGTTTGAATACACGTGTGACTTTCTGCACAGCTAACTGGTCTTGGGTTATCTTAACGGATTCATCTACCGCGGGTTTTATAAATGGCTTCACAGCGTTGTATACATACTGGCGCTTGCCGTCTATTGTTCTTTTCATACGGGATAGATGCCCATGTAATGCCAACCACTCCAAGTACCGCTTACCCTTCTCAAAGAACTGTAACTCCTCAACGCATGTTTTACCTTGTACGTCCTTACGAGCCGCGATGTAGTCGTACACAAGTGCCTTGTTGATGTTCACTTCCGCATCTATCTCAGCTGTTTTCCTAGCTGACCGTTGTCTTTCTTCTTGTATGGACTTCTTCATAGTAACTCCAATAGTAAGTCGTCAAAACTTAACGCGTCTTTGTCCTCACCGAACTCAATGGTCAGCAACAACCTAGGCTGTTCAAAGTTCAGCACCATGTGATTGACCTGTGTATTAAACACATAGTAAGTGTCGGGTTGATATTGTAGCTCAGTAAACTCCCCTACCACAACATCTTTGTCGGGGGTGAATATGCAGTGGCTCAGTCCGTCCTGTGGGTTCAGTACCATGTTAATACTCACTCCCCTACGAGTATCTTTATGCCAGTTATAAAACGTATAGGGTGGTAGCATTACCACTCCGCCAATCAACGGATGCCTACTGCCTATGTCTGCAATCACAGGGTCAAGGGCTAGTATGTGGTTGGGCACTTGCGTTGCATCAAAGTTAAAGTACTTCACCCACTTGGCATCACTACGCATAGCTTCCTGTATTACCGCATTGCCTATGACTGACTTAGTTTTTATCTCGTGGTACGGTAGCATCACGCTTCTCCTTTTCTTTCATCATTGCATCTGCGGCATCATAAGCCCATCCCGCTATTCGCTTTGGGTCATCTGAAAAAGTGTGAAAATCAAAATGATGTATCAATCCATTCATAGCCAGCGCCGCGAACAAATCCCGCTCGTTAAATTCTTCCATTCAATCTCTCCACAGGCTTAGCCAGTAAATATTTATCACCCATACTATCAATCACAGCTTGTACTCGGCTCGCACGGTTAGGGTCGGGTTCAACCTTTATGCCGTATAAGTTTTTGTATGTAAGCCCATGTCCGTACTCGTCAATTATTCTGCCAATGTAATCAAACATTATCATTCTCCTTTTGTTTTTTAATGGCTCCGATACCCTTTATTATTAAGTATTCAAAACCTTGTTGCATTAGGTACATCTTACCTTCCTCGTCCACGTCCAGCTGGGCTATGGCACTGCCGTCGGGCTGGTCAATCAAGTCACCAATCAGTTCTATTTTCATATCTGTATCCTATGGTTTACATTTTTGTCTGTTTGTACACTATGTGAGCGCTTTTAGTTCAAAACTAAACTAATAGTGTAGACTTGTGTGTAATTTTAAACCGTTTATTCAACAC